CATCCTGATGAGTTAGAAGAATATGTGGCAATGGCAGAAGATATAATGACAAAACAAATTAGAAAAGAATGGAAATGGATAATAGTCCCACTTGTGATTGAAACAGAAGTTGCTCCGATTGATGGTTCTTGGTACGAGAAGGCAGTATATGAAAAGTAAAATGATAGCTATTAGGGAATTCTTTAATGATATTTGGTATGAGTATATATGGACTGACTGCGGGTTTTTTACAAACACGTATTACTATTTTTATCATATATTTTATCAAACTCATTTAGTGAATACGAAATTCCCAAGAGGTTGTTATTATAATAAATATTCTCTTATGGAAGGTGTTGTTTTAGAACTTATAGATGATTTTGTAAGTCGAGATAAGGAAGATGCTTTTGGTTCTATTGATTGGGAATCAGATGAATATCATAGTGAAGCAAAACATAAAATGATTGATATTCTTTATTCTAAACATATTAAAATCCCAGAAATGAAAAAAGAAATTGATAGATTACATGATATGTGTTTTCAAGATTGGGAATGGGATTTTGTTGATTGTCTTGAACGTCCTGGATTATGCACTTTAGAAAGAAAATATATTGGAGATTTAGAATATAATAAAGATGAATTGGAAAAATTTTATCAATTAAAAGATTTTATATTAGATCAGATACACACATTAGAAGAGGAAATTGAAAAAGAGAAACAAAGAATTTTGCATTTAGCTGTAGATGTAAGAAATTATCTTTGGACATAAAAATATAGGATTTGGATTATGAACGTATTATCTCTTTTTGACGGATTGTCTTGTGGTATGATTGCTTTGGAACGGGCAGGAATAAAGGTTGATAATTATTATGCAAGTGAGATTGATAAGCATGCAATAAAAGTATCTAAAGAAAATTATCCTAATATTATTAGATTAGGTGATGTAACTAAATGGCAAGATTGGGATTTACCTAAAATTGATTTGTTAATGGGCGGATTTCCATGTCAAAGTTTTTCATTTGCGGGAAAGCAATTAAACTTTGATGATAATAGAGGTAAATTATTTTTTGATCTTGTGGATATTCTTAATCATTATAAACCTAAATATTTTTTATTTGAAAATGTAAAAATGAAAAAAGAGTATCAAAATGCTATATCAGATTTACTTGGTGTTAAACCTGTGTGTATTGATAGTAGGTTGCTTTCTGCACAAAGTCGTATAAGATATTACTGGGTAAATTTTCAAATTACACAACCGGAAGATAAAAAGATATTTTTAAAAGATATTTTAGAAGTAAAACATTTAAGTAATGCTGGTGCTGTCCGTGGTAGAATGTTGAATAAGGCTACTATATTGGGTAGAAGACTAAATGTTATGGGTGTGCGTAAAGATTATGATAAAAATATTCCAATAACTCAATGTTTAGAAGTTCGGGCTACTAATAGGAATAAAAGTAATTGTTTGACAACTGTTCAAAAAGACAATGTATTAACAAATTTAAGTGTTGGAAGACACCCAGATGCGTTTAAGCGAAATTTGCCTTTTAGATATTATACGTCTATTGAATGTGAAAGATTACAAACATTATCAGATAATTATAGTCAATGTGTTGGTGTTAGTGATACACAAAGAATAAAGATGTTAGGAAATGGCTGGACAGTTGATGTTATTGCTCATATTTTCACTTGTATGAAAGAGAATATGAGTGTTCAAGAAAGAGTGTCTCGTGATGTAATTACTAATAGAATTAATAGAAGAACAAGAACACCACAAAAAGAGCCTGATAAAAATATAGGATTTGGAATATAATATAAAGGAGATTTTTTTGTTTTCGTTTATTAAAAATACATTCAAAAAATTGTTTATTAAAGAAAAAGAACATCCTGATTTAGAAACATTAGATCAGTTGAATGCTTGGTGTGAAAAACAAGGTTCAGAAGCGAAGTGGATAGTTGTTATGGAAAAAGAGTTAGAAGAATTTAAGCAAACTATTTTATTATTGAAAGAGCAGAATGAAGCACTAAATGAATTATTAAAGGATCTTCTTTTTGAAGTAAAAGAATGGCGTAATAAATTCCCAGATGAGAAAATAAATCAAAAAACAATTCAAAAAGATGATATTATTTCAGATGGTTCTGGTGGTATGTGGTCAGCTATTTGTCCGCAATGTGGCGAAAAATCAATGGTGGTGGTTCGTCCTGGGAAAATTCAATGTAATCAATGTGATTAAAGGAGGATTTATGAATATATGGATTTATGGTAATAAGATAAGTATAGATAGTAAAGTTTTTGCTCTTGGTGTATTAGAGTGGCATCATATAATTATTGACAATTTAGGTGATTTATATATAGATGGAAAAATTACTATGTGATTTATTTAGAGGAGAATTTTATGGCACGTATAAGCGTATTTGTTTTATTTGTAACGGCTTTTTTTACTATTCTGTACGCAGGGGAGTCTAAAACAGAAAAAGCACTTAGAATCAAGTTAAAACAGGTTAAAAAAGAAGCTCCTGAGAAAGTTAAACCTGTTCAGCCTGTTGGTCCTTTGCCAGAAGTTGTCGCAAAGCCCATTATATGGATAATTGATAATGCAGTTAAACCAGATGGTTGGAGTTTAACAGGCTATTCGTCATTGAAGATTGATAGGAATAATAAAATTAACAGATGGAAAATCGGCATTATTAATCCTGAACTTGAAATTGATTTGTATAAACAAGAAGATTGGCGAGATTTTGAACGGTGGCAAGACAGAATAAATAGAAGAGAAGGTGGGGTTGTTGTCGGTATTGTGTTCACAAGAGTTTTTTGAAAGGGGTAGTTATGAATTATACGTTTTTGAAAAGATGCAAGTCTGAGATTGTTTTATTTGTGGTTTTTTTGATTGGTTTTTTTATCCTTGTTCATATATCTTTATTAAAAAATATTATTAAATTAAATTTTATTGAAAAAAAATCAGCTAAAATGGATAAAAATTCATATAATACTATTATAGACAAAAAAATAATTGCTGAAGATATGATAATACAGAGTAGTAAAGATAAAAAAATACCGGATACATTTCAAGTGTTTACTGTGAAAATTACTGTCATAACAAAGAATGAAGAAACTTTTACGTTTATAAAAGATAAATTCAATTTTCTTTCCTCCAGTAGTCTTAAAGTGGATGATAGTGTGAAGGATATTAGTTTAGTAGAAATAAACGGTATTTATGAGGAAAATGGTGAGGTAAAAAGAGTTATTTTTGAAGAATAGAAAGGCTTTATATGGGGCAGTACAAAACTTTATACAAGGAAAGACCGTGTTTGCATTGTGGTAAAATTTTTCCATCACAAAGTAAATTCAACAGATTTTGCCCATATTGTGCAAACGACAAGTCTTTAACCTTGAAGCTATACAAAGTACAAAGTCAGCCACATTAATTTGTGTGGTGTAAACCTCGTTTTTAAGTTTTTTATTTTTCTTAAAAAAACAGCTTGACTTTTTAAGTTTTTATATTATACTAAAAGTATGGATAGTATGAAAGCATATAAATTTAGAATATACCCTAATAAAACACAATCAGAATTGATGTCTAAGCATTTTGGTTCTACTCGTTTTGTTTGGAATTATTTTTTATCTAAACGAAAAGAAACCTATCTTGAAAATAAAAAAGCACTTAATTATTATGATAATGCGAAATCATTAACAATATTAAAAAAAGATAAAGATTTTATATGGCTGAATGAAATAAATTCGCAATCGTTACAAGCGTCATTAAAAGATCTTGATACTGCTTATGGTAGATTTTTTAAAAAACAAGCAATGTTTCCAAAGTTTAAGTCAAAACATATATCAACTAAGTCATTTAGATGTCCACAAGGAACAATAATTAAAGATAAAAAATTATGTATCAGAAAATTTAGTGAAGGTATTAAAATAAAAATTCATCGAGAGATAAAGGGTGTTATAAAATATGCAACTATTTCAAAAACTTCTACAGATAAATATTTTGTTTCTCTTACTTGTGAAGTTAAACATGATCCGTTATTTAAAACTAATAAACAAATTGGTATTGATTTAGGTATTAAAAATCTTGCTATTTGTTCGGATGGTGTTGTTTTTGAAAATATAAAAGCCACAAAAAAACACTCTAAAAAATTAACATATACACAAAGACAATTATCTAAAAAGGAAAAAGGAACAAGTAAACGATATAAACAAAGAAAAAAAGTTGCTTTAGTGCATGAAAAAATAAGTAATGTTAGAAAAGACTATTTACATAAAATTACTCATAAACTCGTTAGCGAAAACCAAGTTATTGTGATTGAGGATTTGAATGTAAAAGGTATGATTAAAAACCACAAATTAGCAAAAAGTATAGCTGATGCAAGCTGGTATGCGTTTACAAGACAATTAGAGTATAAATCAGTGTGGAATGGGCGTAATTTAATTAAGATTGATAGGTTTTTTCCATCTTCAAAAACTTGTAGTAATTGTGGTTATATTAATCAAAGTTTAATGTTAAGTGATAGAGAATGGTCATGTCCCATATGTAAGAAAATTCTTGATAGAGATTTGAATGCGGCAAAAAACATTCTTAAACAAGGATTAAACATATTATCTGGTTCTGGTGTGGAATCGGATATAAAACAAAAACCCGCAGAGGCGTTCGGTAGTAAACGAAGTCTATGAGTCGGGATGCCCATAGTTTTTAAACAAGGGGCAATTCATTGTGTTAATGACAAGTCATTAACTTTGAAGCTTTATAAGACGGTAAAATAGTGAATCGAATGAAACATAATAAATCTGAAGGGATTAAGAATAGACAAGCGGCAATAGCATCAAAACAAACAGAATTTTACTGCTGGTTTTGTGATGCTCAATTAATTAGTCCTGGGTCGCGATGTCCTAATTGCAAGAAAAAAGATAAACAAAAGAAAATCAAATATTAGAAAAGGAATTATGAAAATACCAACTTCTTTATTGAATATGCCTTTTTCAAAAGCGTTTAATTGGATATTAGATTTTCATTTAAACAATGATGATTATATATGGGATTGTACTTGTGGAGAGAAAAAATCTTGGGAGTCATATAATAGAAGATTATCACAAAAAGGATTTTTTGAAGATCCAAAATACAATATATTATTTTCTGATATTTTAGATGGAAAGGATATATTAAAATCTTCTTATGTAGCTGAATTTGATGCTTGTTATTTTGATCCTCCTTATATTTGGGGATTAGAAAAATCAAAGGATAAGCGACAAGAGATATACGGCGGTTATACAGCGTTTAAAGAATCTTTACAATTTTTAATTAGAGATAGTTTTCACATCATAAAAAAATCTGTAAAAAATGAAGGAAAAATATTTTTTAAATATACAGATATTTTTGATTTGTCATGCAGAAAGTTTTATTTTGGAGTAGAATTGTGGAATCTTTTTGATTTAGATTTAGAAATAATTGATCATTTTATAATTCAACATCATCATATATCACCTACTGCGTATCAAGTAAAAAATAGACCCTGTTCCATAGGAAATTTTTCGTATTTAACAGTATTTAAAAATTAAAATCAAATATTAGAAAAGGAGAGGATATGAATCCTCAAAAACCCCTTTTAGGTGTTTTGCCTGTGTCTATTTTTTTATGTCGTCGCATACGTGATGTATCCATAGCAATAAAAAATAAAACAGATTTTTATTTGTCAGGGGCTTCTCCATGCACTACTAAAGATGTAGATTTGCTTAGAAAGTGGGCAGAGGAACTTACAGATAGATTGCGTGAATTAGGATATGAGTATGAAGAAGAGGATGTGAAATAATATGAAATATTTTTATGGTATGATTTGTTGTTTGTTAGTGCCAATAAGCAGATGGTTATGTGGACTTTCTTTGTTTCCATTAGAAAGAGGCAGAGAGTTATTGTCTTATTTTTGCCTATTATGGATTTGATTGTGGACGGGATAAGGTGTTGATAAAACAAATGAAAGCTAAATTGAATGACTTAGAAGAGGAAAAAGAAAATGGATACTATTTGCAAGAAAAACGGACATAAATTTGAACCACGATATGATGAAAAACATTGTCCAGATTCATCTAAATATAATAGCACTTTATATAACGCTATAGATATATGGCCTATAAGTGTTGCTGAAGAATTTATCAGATGTGGATTGACTAAACATAGGAAAACGTATGTTTATGATATATGTGTTGTTTGTGGTACGTTAATTGAGAGACCAAAAAAGGTAAAAAAAAATATAAAAAAGAACGCATAATAAGAATAAATAAGCCATATGAACGTACTATTAACAGGAATGTAAGAATTGAAAAATATCTTTTTGGAATAGCAATTATATTGCTTACATATTATTTTATTCGTTAAGGTAAAAGTATGAATGAAGAAAACGATTATGTATATCTATTAGAGTAATTGAGTTGTGTGTTTTTGTGTGGTTAATTATAACTATTATCACATTTTTTAGTGGTTTATAGTTTTAAATTGTATGGGAGATATAGTGGAACTTTATAAAAAGTATAGACCTAAAAAATTAAACAGGATTATAGGACAAAAAGCTACAGTTAAAACTTTACAGAATTTATTAGAGAATAAGAAAATTCCTCATGCTTTATTGATACACGGAAATTCTGGGTGTGGAAAAACTACCATTGGAAGGATATTGAAAACAGAATTGAATTGTTCTGATAATGATTTTTATGAAATTAACTGTGCTGATTTTCGAGGTATTGATACAGTTAGGGACATTTCAAAAAAAATGGGATACTCTCCCGTAGGTGGAGCTTGTCGTATTTGGTTAGTAGATGAAATCCATCAAATGGTCAATATTGCACAGCACTCGTTCTTAAAAATATTAGAAGATACGCCTAAACATATTTATTTTATTCTTTGCACAACTGAGCCCGATAAATTACTTAAAACTATTAGAAATCGTTGTACAGAAATACCAGTTAAATTATTAGAAGAGGACGATTTAAATAGATTATTGAAATCTGTATTGAAAAGGGAAGGCAAAGAAATAGAAGACGAAGTAAGAGAACAGATTATAAGAGATTCTCTTGGTAGTGCTCGTATGCTTCTTGTTCTATTAGATAAGATTATTGATTTGCCTAAAGAAGACCAATTAGAAGCCGCGGCTTTGAAAGTATCAGAAGAGAATGAAGCGATTGAATTATGTCGTGCTTTAATTAAAAAAGAGTCGTGGTCGAATGTAGCAAAGATATTAAAAGGGCTTAAAGGTGAGCCGGAAAGTATAAGATATTCAGTATTAGGTTATGCAAGAAGTATTATGTTATCCACAACGAAGGGCAAAGCTGCGTCTGCATATTTAGTTGCCAGTGCTTTTAGTGAGAATTTTTATGATAGTAAGATGGCTGGTTTAACCTTAGCGTGCTATGAAGCATTAGAAAGTGAGTAAAATAAAAATAACATTCATTTTGTTAAACTTTTTACGATAATATTATAGGAGGAACATTTCATGAGTAATTTCAAAGAGAATTTAGAAATCGATCCAAATGCTCTTGATATTGAATGGCTCGGGCAAGCCAAGAAGTTTTTAGAAGTGTCAACAGATCTTGCAGATGCTAAAAGAATTTTAGAAAAAGAAAAGTTAGCAATGGAGGTTGTGGAGGCCGAATTATACAAGGATATAAAAAGCACTCCGAATAAGTATGATTTAGAGAAAGTAACTGAAGCTGCCATTTCGTCAACTATTAAATTACAATCAAGATACCAAGAACAGCAGAATAAAATTATTGATGCTAAGCATGAAGCTGATATTTTAGGTGCTGGTGTAACTGCTTTTGACCAAAGGAAAAAGGCTTTAGAGAATATGGTGTTTCTTTTTGGACAACAGTATTTCGCTGGACCAAAAGTCCCACGTGATATAGAAGCAGAATATCTTACTATGAATAAAAAACAATCAGCCAGATCGAAAATTCATAAGAATCTCAATAAGGAAGACTAAAATGGAAATATATGATAGAGTGTTGATATTTATGTTTATTGTGGTGAGTCCGTTTGCTGTTTATATTTTTGTGAAATTAGCTACGTATGCTTATTTTAAAACTAAAAATCAAATTGAAAAGGAGAATCAAGATGGCGAAAAAAGAGAAGAGATCTGCAAGGGAAAATGCTCGGATGAGAGCGAAAAAGAAACAAACTAAAGGAGGTGCTGGATATTTAAATATCCCAGATGGTTGTAATATGTTTGCTGTAAAAAAAGCAGCTGTGAAAAGATTAGACATCTTGCCTTATGTTGTTTCTCTCACTAATGAATATGCCGCAGAAGGCGATATTCATTTTGAAAGAACTTTTTTTATTCATAAAGATATTGGTGCTCATAAAGGGGCGTATGTTTGCCCGCAATGGACTTTGAAGAAAAAATGCCCTATTTGTGAAGCTGTGGATAAATTAAGATTATCTGGGGCTGATTCACAGACTATAAAAGATCTTGATAAAAAAGAACGTCAATTATTTAATGTGGTTGATTTATCTGATAAAGAACGCGGTATTCAGTTATGGGATGTTAGCACGTACTGCTTTGGTGATTTATTAGATAATGAAATAGATAATATAGATGAAGATGAAGATTTTGATAATTTTATGGATCTTGAAAAGGGGTATACACTTAAAGTTTGTTTTGAAGAAAAGACATTTCCTGCTAAAGACGGAAAGATGATTACATTTTGTGATGTGAAGTCAGTTAATTTTAAGTCTCGAAGTGAACAGTATGAGAAAAGCACACTTGAAGATGTTAATGATTTAGATAAAGTGTTGAATATTTTGTCTTATGAAGAACTTAAAAGTGTGTATGGAGAAGCTGAAGATAAAGCGTCAAAAAAGAAAAGTAAAAAGAAAGAAGAAGATGACGACAACGATAATGAGGGTGAAGAAAAGCCTGCAAAGAAAAACAAAAAGAAAGAAGAAGTAGATGATGAAGAAGAATTAAAATGTCCGCATGGTTATGTTTTTGGTAAAGATACTGACGAGAAAGAAGAATGTGATGATTGTGTTCTGTGGCAAAAATGTGAAGATGCTAATGATGAGTAGTTAGTTTTATTATATTGATGAAGCGTTATGTTTTTCTTGTGCATAACGCTTCTT